CGAACGATCCTCAATTTTTCCCGACCCCCCCACCCCCCCTCTTAATCTGACACGTCCATCCAGCGTGCATACCCCCCACCCCTTGTTTTTCTAGGAGTCCCTTGCTTTTGCTACACCCCCCATATATAGTTTCAACAACTTAGCCGGACAACTTATACCAGCTATGCAAAACAACACACTAGCTTACCTGTTGGAGAACGAGGACGGCCTTGTTCCTCCTCTTGAGCAAGTCCCGATCGGCAATTCGCCAAAGCTCACGGATCGGGAGGACATCTTTGCCTCTGCGCAAACGGCCAAGTTACTGCATGATCTCGGCGATGAGATCGAAGTCACTGAAGAAGACGAAGGCCGTGCCCAAGAATTGTTTGAAACCGCCCGCACGCCGACCAAGCACGAGCGCCAGTTGCCGGGTGTCATGCTCAAACTCGAAGCCTTGCTGACGCAGTACGATCACATGGTGATTCAGGATGCCCAGCAGGTCAGAACCTACGTCACAAATCGCCTGCTAGAGGAGTCCAACGACCCGGACCCCAAGGTGCGCATGCGTGCACTGGAGAATCTGGGCAAGATTTCCGAAGTCGGGCTGTTCACCGAGCGCAAGGAGATCACTATCCGTGACAAATCCACGGAGGATCTCACCGAATTGCTGCGCAACAAGCTCACACGTCTGATCGACGGGGATGCCAGAGAAATCGAAGACGCGGAAGACGCCGAATTTGAGGACTACGCCCCGATGAAGTTGGCAAGAACCGTCACTGCGGACGACATTTTGAGCGAAATGTGAACGCGCCGAGTGAGCTGACACAGGCCGAGATCGCAGCACTGCTCTCAAACCTCGACAAGATGAACGAGGTGGAGAAGTTACAGGTGCTGGAGGTCGTAGAAGAGCTAGAAAACCGCAAAAAATTCCAAAAAGCACGCGTTTCGCTGCTGGATTTCTCCCAAGCGATGATGCCTGACTACAAAATAGGCAGACATCACAAAAAACTCGCTCAACTCCTAGAAGATATGGCCCACGGACGCAAAGATCGCGTCACAGTCAGCATCGCGCCTCGTATGGGTAAGTCTCAGCTGACGTCAATCTTCTTTCCGGCGTGGTTTATCGGGAACTGGCCCGACAAAAAGATAATGATGGTGTCGCACACCGCTGATCTGGCCGTCGATTTCGGTCGTAAGGTGCGAAATCTGGTGAACAGCGAGGAATACAAGCAGATTTTCCCTGATGTGACGCTGGCCGCAGACTCAAAGTCGGCTGGGCGCTGGTCAACTAACAAGGGTGGGGATTACTTCGCGATTGGTATTGGTGGTGCGATCGCTGGTCGTGGTGCTCACTTGCTCGTGATCGACGATCCTCACAACGAACAGGACGTTTTGAACGGGAACTTCGAGGTTTTCGAGAAGGCGTACGAGTGGTATGCCTACGGTGCTCGTACTCGACTGATGCCCGGTGCGGCTGTTGCGGTGGTTGCAACACGATGGGCGGAGCAGGACCTGATTGGCAAACTCCAGAAGGACATGATCCGTAACCCCGAGGCAGACCAGTGGGATGTCGTGGAGTTCCCGGCTCTGTTCGAGCGGGCGGACGCACCTGCGGATGCGCCAGATGAAGATAAGTACACAGCGCTCTGGCCGGAGCAGTGGCCGGTCGACAGCCTCCTCAGAACTAAAGCGTCAATGCCGGGGTTCCAGTGGGCGGCGCAGTATCTCCAGCAGCCGACCTCGCGTGAGGCGTCAATAATCAAGCGGGAGTGGTGGCAAGAATGGGACGGAGACAACCCGCCCCAGTGCGAGTACATAATCATGTCACTCGACGCCGCAGCAGAAAAAAACAACCGTGCTGACTTCACCGCGCTTACGACGTGGGGGGTGTTCTACATGGACAGCCCGGAGACGGGCAGGCCGGAGGCAAACATAATCTTGCTGAACAGCATCAAGGAGCGCCTTGAGTTTCCTGAGTTAAAACGCCTCGCGTGGCAGGAGTACAGTGACTGGCAGCCAGATTGGTTCGTGGTGGAAAAGAAATCAGCCGGTACTGCCCTGTATCAGGAGATGCGCAGAGCCGGTATTCCGGTGCAAGAGATCACACCGACTCGAGCTTCCGGCGATAAAGTAGCGCGTCTAAACGCAGTTTCTGATATTTTTGCGTCTGGCATGGTGTGGTATCCGTTAGGTCGTCGGTGGGCCGAAGAGGTCGTAGACGAAGTTTGTGGGTTCCCAGCCATGCCGCATGACGACTTGGTGGACTCGACGATCTACGCGCTGATGCGCTTTCGAGATGGTGGCTTTATTCGCCTCCCCACTGACTCGTGGGAGGATGAGCATGATTATCAGCCGGTACGCGCGGCGTACTACTAGGATCAAATATGGCAGTTGAAAAAGCGATGTATGGCGCCCCGGTGGGTCTCGACGAAGAAATGGCAGACGTAGAGCCTGTAGAAGTTGAGATTGCAGTCGAGGATCCAGAGAGTGTTGAGTTTGGCATTGATGGCGAGACTTTGTTCCGCATCGAGGCCGCTGACGAAGGCGACGAGATTGCACACGATGCGAACCTCGCTGAACACATCGACGAGCAGCAGCTAAACATCATCGCAGAAGAACTGCTTGAGTCGTACGCGACTGACATCGAATCCAGAGCGGAGTGGGAAGAAACCTACTACGACGGTCTTGAGCTACTGGGCCTCAAAATCGAGGACCGGTCGGAGCCTTGGGAAGGCGCGTTCGGCGTTTATCACCCCCTCCTCGCGGAAGCTGTAGTGAAGTTCCAGTCGGAGACGATTGTTGAAACTTTCCCTGCACAAGGGCCAGTGAAGACAAAAATTCTTGGCGCCGTAAACCGTGAGAAAGAGGAGTCTGCCATACGAGTTCGTGAAGACATGAACTATATGCTGACAGACGGAATGCCCGACTACAGGTCAGAACATGAACGCACTCTTTGGAACCTACCGATTGCTGGTTCTGCCTTCAAGAAGAACTTCTATGACGCGGCACTCGAACGCCCAGTAGCTCAATTCGTTCCGGCTGAAGACTTCATCGTCAGCTACGGCGCTACAAGTCTGGAGTCTGCACAGCGTTACACGCACCGCATGAAGCGTAGCAAGAATGAGCTGCGCAAAATGCAGGTCAGCGGCTTCTATCGTGACATCGACCTCGGCGATCCGGTAGCAGATGAAGACGACATCCAGCGTCGCAAGAATGAAATTGGAGGCTACGATGCAGCACGAGACGACCGGTATACGGTGCTTGAGGTGCATTGCGAGTTAGATTTAACCGGCTTCGAGGACCTAGACAAGAATGGAGATCCGACGGGTATCGAGGTGCCATATATTGTCACCATCCTGAAAGACTCCGGTGAAATCCTGTCGATCTACCGTAACTGGGAAGAAGGCGACAGCAAGAAGCGCAAGCTGATTCACTTCTCCAACTACACGTACATTCCGGGCTTTGGCTTCTACGGCCTTGGTCTGATCCACCTCGTTGGTGGTTTCGCGAAGGGTGCGACAAGCATTATGAGACAGCTTGTAGATGCTGGTACCCTCAGCAATCTTCCGGGTGGTTTCCGTACTCGCGGCCTCCGCATCCGTGGTGGCGATACCCCCATCGCTCCGGGTGAGTTCCGTGACGTGGATGTACCGAGTGGCACAATCCGCGACAACATCATGCCGCTGCCTTACAAGGAGCCATCAGCTGTACTGGCTGGGCTGCTCGATAAGATCGTCGGCGAAGCACGTCGGTTCGTGTCTATGGCGGACCTTCAGGTTGGCGACATGCAGCCTAACGCGCCGGTTGGGTCCACACTGGCTATCCTCGAGCGCCAGCTCAAGACCATGACTGCGGTGCAGGCTCGCGTGCACGCGGCGATGAAGAGTGAGTTCAAGATCCTCAAGCGCATCATGGCGCAGATGGCTCCGGTCGACTACGAATACGATGCGGTTGGTGATGAAGGGTTCTCTGCACGTCAGCGTGACTACGCGAACGTGGAAATTATTCCTGTTTCAGATCCGAATGCGTCGACCATGTCGCAGCGCATTGCTCAGTACCAAGCCGCGTTCCAGCTGGCTCAAGGTGCTCCGCAGCTGTATGACCAGAAGTTATTGCACCGTCGCATGGTCGAGACGTTGGGTCTGAAGGACGCAGAGAAGCTCGTGCCGGATGAAGACGACGTCAAGCCAGCAGATCCGATGACTGAGAACATGAACATGCTCATGGGCAAGCCTGTGAAGGTGTTCGCGTATCAGGACCACGAGGCGCATATCCAAGCGCACATGTCGTTCTCGCAAGATCCAGAAATTATGAAGATGCTGGAGATGCAGGGCGATGCGGCCAAGATCAAGCTCGCCGCTGGCATGGAGCACATCAACGAGCACCTCGCGTATCTGTATCGCGCTCGTGTGGAGATGGAGCTGGGTGTACCGCTCCCCGCTCTCGACGACGAAGAACAGCACCTCACCGAGGACCAAGAACTTGCCATTTCGCGTCTGGTTGCAGAAGCAGCCCCGCGTATTACGGGCAAAGCACAGCAGAAGGCGCAGGCCGAGCAGGCACAGCAGCAAGCTCAGGACCCTGTCATCCAGATGCAGCAGAGAGAACTTCAGCTCCAAGAACAGGAGCTGCAACGCAAGGTCCAGAAGGACCAGATGGACCACCAGATCAAACTGGCTCAGGTTCAAATCGAAGCAGCACGTGTCCAGTCGCAAGAAAAGCAGGCTGGCGCAGCAATGGGAGCGAAGATCGCTTCCGACAGCAAGAAGGTCGATGCCGACCTCAAGAAGGCTGGCCTCAAGGCAGGGGTAGACCTGTCAAAACGCTAAGGAGCGCACATGGTTCGTACATTCGGAGAACACCTCCGCAAAGAAATTCGCAAGGACATGGACGACATTACGGACGCACTCGCGGTCGGGTCGGCTAAGTCCTACGAAGAATACGCCCACATGACGGGCGTCATTAAGGGCTTGGCGCAAGCTGAGCGGTTACTGCTGGACCTCATGGAGGCCGCTGAAAAATCCGAGTAAGGAGTGGTTATGACTACAGCCGAACAGGCTGCAACACAGCTCACTGAGCAGCAAATTCCGAAACCCGCAGGGTACCGGTTGTTGGTAGCGATACCAGAAGTAAAGGAAACGTACGGCGATTCAGGCATCGTGAAGGCCGCCACCGAAATCAAGAATGAAGAGATTTCGACGATGGTGGTGCGCGTGATCGACATGGGCCCTGACGCGTACAAGGACGAGAAAAGGTTCCCAAATGGCCCGTATTGCCAGATTGGTGACTACGTTCTCATCCGTGCCTATTCCGGCACGCGCTTCAAGATTCACGGTAAAGAACTGTTCCGCGTCATTAACGATGACTCGGTTGAGGCCGTGGTTGAAGATCCAACGGGATATTCCCGCATTTAGGAGTAATTTATGGCTCAAGCCGCCGAAAAGGATGATTTTGAGGATACCGAATTTGTAATCGGTTCCGACCCATCTGGCGTACCTCCGGGTATGAAAAACAAACAGATGGAAGAGGAAGTTGACGTAGAAATTGAAGACGAGCCTAAGTCTAAAAAGAAGGCAAAAGTCGAGGAAGAGGACGATTTCGAGCTTGAGATCGTTGACGACACTCCGCCGCAGGACCGCAACCGCAAGCCGCTCCCTGACGAAGTCAAGGCTGAGCTTGAGCAGGATGAAACCGAGGAGTACTCGGCCAAGGTTAAGCAGCGTATCGACCAGCTGAAGAAAGCATGGCATGACGAGCGCCGAGCCAAAGAAGAAGCGGCTCGTGAGCGTGAAGCCGCTGCTGAATACGCTAGACAGTTACAAGTCGAGCGTGACCGCCTCCGTGGTGAGCTGAGCCAAGGTGAGAACTGGGCGTTGGAGCAGGCGAAAGAGCGCGCTAAATTGGCGTTGGCTGCCGCCACCCGTGAGTACCGTGATGCGTATGAGCAGGGTGACTCGGAAGCGATTGCGAATGCTCAGCAGAACTTAGCCCGCGCGACATACCAAGCGGACCAAGTGAATGCGATGTCTCCACGTTACACTGCGCAGCAAAACAGTGCTTTACAGCAACAACCTGCGCAGGTATATAATCAACCGCAACAACCGCGTGTTCGCGCGCCTGAGCCCGATTCTGCTTCTAAAGAATGGGGCGATCGCAACAAGTGGTTTGGAAACGACGATGAAATGACTAGCTTTGCGCTGGGCCTTCATCAGAAGCTGCTGAAGGAGGGTGTTCCCCCTTCTACCAGCGAATACTTCGAGCGTATTGACGTTCGCATGCGTGAGGTGTTTCCCGACAAGTTCGAGGATTCAGCTCCCAAAAAGGAAAAGCGTCGACCCTCTACCGTCGTCGCCTCCGCCGGAAGAACTCCGAAGGGGAAGAAGGTAGTGCTAACACAGTCGCAAGTAGCGATGGCTAGAAAGCTGGGTATTTCCCCAGAAGCCTATGCTCGCGAAGTGATGAAACTGGAGAATAGTAATGGCTGATGAAATTCGTAACCGTGAACCTCGTCCGGTTTCTCGCTCGCAAGAAACTCGTGAAACGACTGCGCGTAAGAAGCAGTGGGCACCTGCATCCCTGTTGCCTGAACCTACACCACAAGAAGGTGTAACGTTCCGTTGGATTCGTAAGTCTATGTTAGGCAAAGCAGATCCAACGAACTTTTCGCGTAAAGTGCGTGAGGGCTGGGAAACCTGCCGTCTCGAGGACCATCCTGAGTTGGAGCTTCACGTTGATAGTGACGCAACAGCATCCGGCCTCGTAGAAATTGGTGGCCTTATCCTCTGCAAGATGCCGACCGAATTTGTTGAACAGCGTAACGCGTACTATAACCGTACGAGTCAGGCTCAAATCGAATCGGTTGACAACAACTTTATGCGTGAGAATGACCCGCGTATGCCGCTCTACCAAGAACGTAAGACGCAGGTCAGTTTTGGACGTGGTTCTTAGAACCTTCGTTTTTTCCTTTTAGGAGTTAAATCTCATGGCATATCCGACTGTTTCTGCCCCTTACGGCATGATTCCGGTCAAGATGGTCAATGGCAATCCTTACAATGGCGCTACCCGTGCGTACAAGATTGAGTCAGGTAACACTGACGTAATCTTCAACGGTGACGTTGTTGCTTTGGCTGCTGACGGCTATGTTGATCGTGGTGCTTTCGACGCTGCTATCGCTGCTGTTGGCGTGTTCGTTGGCTGTTCTTACACTGATCCGACCTATGGTCTGACTTTCCGTAACTACTATCCGGGTTCAGTTGTAGCTTCTGACATCACTGCATACGTAGTTGATGATCCGAACGTACTGTTCAAGATGGCTGTTACCAACGGTAGTGGCGTGATTAGCGCCCTTGGTCAGGCGGATGTTGGTTCTAACGTCGCTGGCGACGAAGGTGCTTCTGCTAACGGTTCTACCGCTACTGGTCGTTCCTACGGCGGCGTTGACGCTACTTCCTCTAATACCACCAACACGCTGCCTTTCCGCGTCGTTGAAGGTGTTGAGGAAACCAAGAACGCTTCCGGTAACTTTACCGAAGTTCTGGTTAAGTGGAACGCTGGGCACCAGCTGACCAACTCTACCGGCGTTTAATTAGGAGTAATTTCACATGGCAATTTCACGTTCCCAAATGGTGAAGGAGCTCCTGCCGGGCCTTAACGCATTGTTCGGCATGGAGTATGGTCGCTACGGCGAAGAGCATAAGGAAATTTTCGAGACCGAAAATTCCGATCGCTCGTTTGAAGAAGAAGTGAAGCTGAGCGGCTTCTCTGCTGCACCGGTTAAGTCTGAAGGCGCTGCCATTCAGTACGACGCTGCACAGGAAGCGTTCACCTCTCGCTACAACCACGAAACCATCGCTCTTGGCTTCAGCATCACTGAAGAAGCGGTAGAAGATAATCTGTATGACAGCCTGTCTTCTCGCTACACCAAGGCTCTGGCTCGTGCTATGGCTTACACCAAGCAAATTAAGGCTGCCAGCGTTCTCAACAACGCGTTCAACAGCTCTTATAAGGGTGGTGACGGCGTTGAATTGTGCTCTACCGCGCACCCGCTGGTGTCTGGTGGTACTAACTCCAACGAACCGTCTGTAGCAGCTGACCTGAACGAAACCTCCCTTGAGGCGGCAGTAATTCAGATCGGTGGTTGGACTGACGAGCGTGGTCTGCTGATCGCGGCTAAGCCGAAGAAGCTGATTATTCCTCGTGACCTGATGTTCGTAGCGACCCGTCTCCTCGAGACTCAGGGCCGTGTCGGTACTGCTGACAACGACATCAACGCAATCGCCAACAACGGTGCGATTCCGGGCGGTTACGCAGTGAATAACTTCCTGACCGACAGCGATGCGTGGTTCCTGACCACTGACATCCCGAATGGTCTGAAGCACTTCGTGCGTACTCCGATGACCACCAAGATGGAAGGTGACTTCGACACTGGCAACGTGCGCTACAAGGCTCGCGAACGCTACAGCTTCGGCTGGTCGGATGCACTGGGTATCTTCGGTTCTCCGGGCGCTTAATAAGCTACGGCTTATAAAGCAGAAAAGGGGGCTTCGGCCCCCTTTTTTATTCGCTTGATTTTACTTTAACTCTTGCGTATAAACTGTCGTAGGTTCTGGGACATCCAGCCATATCGACCGACCCAGCGGACTTTGCAGAGACGATATGGTTAGTGCTGCAACACGGAGATAATCTCATGGCGAGCACAACTTTTTCTGGTCCAGTCACTTCTACGGCTGGTTTTGTAGGCGCTGTAACTGGTGACGTAACCGGCGATGTAGCTGGCAACGTAGACGCC